TATTGAAATGGCACTTTACAGACAAGGCAACGCAGACGCGCAGATCAAAATCGGCGGTGGCAAGCTCTTTGGCGTGTTTATCTCCAGCACTTCCAGCGGGACGTTTGCTCTGTACGACAGCGCCACGGCCAGCACCAGCGATCCTAAGATTGCAAACACCGTGACGGTAGCTGCCGGTACTCAGTACATCAGTTTCCCGCCCGGCATTTGGTTCAGCAAAGGTCTGTACATCGACATTGCGAACACCATCGAATACACTGTTGTATACGAATAATCCCCAAACTGTACTGGCCCAGTAGACCAGGGTTCCTACGGAACATGAAATGACTGAAGAAGTCCAGCAAGCCTTAGCGGAAGTTGAATCCGCGCCAGCACCCGAGGCGACGGCCGCCCCGGAAAGTGCACAAAACGCGCCGGAAGTAGCTGAGAATCAACCCGAGCAGACGCCCGAGGAAAAGAAATTCACCCAGGCTGAGATCGATGCGATGATCAGCAAGCGCCTTGCCCGAGAGCAGCGCAAATGGGAACGTGAGCAGCAGGCAAAACTTGCACAACCGCAAGCGCCGAAAGAAGTCCCGCCTATCGAGCATTTCGAGTCTCCTGATGCCTACGCGGAAGCGTTAGCGGTCAGAAAAGCCGAAGAACTGCTCGCGCAGCGTGAGTTCCAGAAGCAGCAGGCTGAGATTAACGACGCTTACCACGAGCGTGAGGAAGAAGCCAGGGCCAAGTACGACGACTTTGAACAAGTCGCCTACAACCCGCAGCTTCGAGTCACCGACGTGATGGCCGAGACAATCAAGGCGTCCGACATGGGGCCGGACCTAGCCTACTGGCTGGGAACCAACCCGAAGGAAGCTGATCGCATTTCCCGTCTGTCACCTCTTTTGCAGGCTCGTGAGATTGGAAAGATTGAGGCCAAACTTGGCACCAATCCGATCGTAAAACCAACAACGTCTGCGCCAGCACCGATTTCGCCTGTTACCGCCCGAACCAGTGGAAGCTCATCCTACGATACGACTGACCCTCGCTCTGTGAAGGCCATGAGTACGTCGGACTGGATTGAAGCTGAACGTGCCCGGCAGATGAAGAAGTTGCAAGCGCAAATGAACCGCTAAAACTTTGAAAGGACTCGCATCATGGCGAATAGCATTCTTACCATTGACATGATCACGCGGAAGGCTCTGGAGATTCTGGAGAACAACCTCGTGCTCACCCGTAACGTGAACCGTCAGTACGACGACAGCTTTGCTGTTGAAGGTGCCAAGATTGGTTCGACCCTGCGTATCCGTCTGCCTGACCGCGCTCTGGTCACCGACGGCGCGGCCCTGCAAGTTCAGGACGACAACGAGCAGTTCACCACCCTGACTGTTTCTTCGCAGAAGCACATCGGCGTGAACTTCACCTCTGCCGAACTGACCATGCAGTTGGACGACTTCGCAGAGCGTGTCTTGAAGCCTCGTATCAGCCAGTTGGCCTCGTCCATCGACGCCGACGTGGCAAACAGCTACAAGTACATCGGCAACACCGTCGGCACGCCTGGCTCTACCCCCAGCACCTCGCTGGTTCTGCTGCAAGCCCAGCAGAAGCTCAACGAGAACGCTGCTGTGATGAACCCGCGCTACGCAACCGTTAACCCGGCTGCCAACGCTGGCTTGGTTGAGGGCATGAAAGGTCTGTTCAACCCGACCGACACCATCAGCAAGCAGTTCAAGAACGGCATGATGGGCATGGGCGTGCTGGGCTTCGATGAAGTCAACATGTCCCAGTCGATCAAGCAGTTCACCACCGGCTCGCGCACCGCTACTGGCGGTACCCTGTCGGCTGCTGTGACCGCTGAAGGCGCCACCACCATCGCCATCACCGGCGCTGGTGCAAACGCTACCGTCAAGCTCGGCGACGTGTTCACTGTTGCTGACTGCTTCGCTGTGAACCCGCAAACCCGTGAATCCACTGGTTCGCTGTTCCAGTTCGTCGCAGCCGCTGACGTGACCCTGAGCGGCGCTGGCGCTGGCAACATCACCGTGGCCCCGATGTACTCGGCCAACCACGCTCTGGCTACTGTGGACGTTCTGCCGCAAAACGGCAAGGCCGTGGTGTTCGTGGGTGCGGCTTCCAGCCAGTACGCTCAGAACTTGGTCTACCACAAGGACGCAATCACCTTCGCTACCGCCGACCTGCTCCTGCCGCAAGGTGTGGACATGGCCGCTCGCGCCGTTCACAATGGCATCAGCCTGCGCGTTGTTCGTCAGTACGACATCAACAACGACCGTATGCCTTGCCGTATTGACGTGCTGTACGGCTACAGCGTGATTCGTCCTCAGATGGGCGTTCGCCTCTGGGGCTGATCGAATGGGGCTTCGGCCCCGTTCTCGTAACTTTTTTGAAAGGACTTTATCATGGCTCTTCCTAATGGCGCAGGTGGTTATCAGGTTGGCGACGGCAACGTCGGTGAGGCGCAACTGTTTGTTCAGGGCGCTCCTACCTCCATCACCGCAGCAGCAACTATGACCGCCGACCAACTGGCAAACGGCCTGTTTGTCTTTGACGGCTCTGCCGGCAATCTGACTTTGCCCACCGTGGCAAACTTGGAGATCGCCGTGTCTAGCGCGGCCAAAGTCAACGCAGCGTTTGATTTCTTCGTCGTTAACATCGACGGCGGCACTGACGACGTGACCATCGCTACAGCCACTGGCTGGACGCTGGTTGGTACGATGCAAGTTGACAACGCCACTTCGGGCCACTTCCGTGCCCGTAAGACCGGCGACGGCACTTGGACCTGCTACCGCATCTCGTGATAGCCAGGGGGCTTCGGCCCCCTGTTTTTAAAAGGACATACCATGCCTAATACCAAGTCTGTAGGCGTTGCGTTTAGCGACCCTGAACTGACCTCCGGCACAACGATTACGGGCGCAATCATCGACAGCACGTCGAAGGTTTTGTCCAACATCGCCAACGGTCTTACCGCGTCTCAACAAGGCGCGACTATCACCACCACCGGCAACAGCGACGTTTTCATCATCGCCCCTGCGGCGGGGGTGCTGACTTCTGCTGTGTTTTCGGGTGTGGACGCGCTGGCTGCAAGCGATACCAACTACATCACGTTTTCCGTTACCAACCTTGGGACTACGGGTTCCGGCACCGCTGCTATGCTGGCGGCCACCGATGCCAATACGACCAAGACTACTGGCGGAACTGCGCTGACGGCTAACGCCGCACGCACGCTGGCTATCAACGGTACTGCTGCCAATTTGGTGGTGGCTGCCGGCGATCGTCTGCGTATCCGTGCAGCCGCAACTGGCACGCTTGCCAACACGGTGACGTTCCCCGTCTACCGTCTCAACTTTAGCGTTGCGTAATCGGGCGGGGGCTTCGGTCCCCGTTTCTACACATGGCAGCAATCTATCTCATCCATCCTGTCCACGGCGCCAAAGTCGCTACGTTGGACATAGAGGCTGAACTTGACCTTCAGAACGGTTGGTCAAGGTACAATCTTGAGCCAGTGGCTGAAGAAGCCAGCCCCGAGCCTGTGGCGCGGCGCAGCCGGCGCAATAAGGACGTTTTAATCCAAGAGGAATAGCATGGCGACCTACACCGCAGGCGAACAGATTAACCGGGCGTTGCGGCTGCTAGGTGTGCTGGCCGAGAGCGAAACGCCGACGGCCGCTATGTCTCAAGACGCCTTAATGGCGCTCAATCAGATGATCGACTCGTGGAACACCGAGCGGCTATCTGTCTTTGCCACCATCGACCAGATCGTCAACTGGCCGGTCGGCTCGATCAACGAAACCCTTGGCCCTAGCGGCTCCTTGGTGCGCCTCAATGGCACTGCCGTGCGTCCGGTCTTGGTGGACGACGCCACCTACTTCAAAGACCCCGGCACGGGCGTGTCCTACGGCATCAAGCTGATCAACCAGCAGCAGTACGACGGCATCGCGGTCAAGACCGTGACCTCGACTTATCCCCAGGTGATGTTCGTCAACAACACCTACCCGAACTTCGACATCTACATCTACCCGCGACCAACACGGCTGCTGGAGTGGCACTTCATCAGCGTGCAAGAGCTGACGCAGCCGGCGGAGTTGACCACAGACATTCTTTTTCCGCCAGGCTACCTGCGGGCTTTTACGTACAACTTGGCCTGCGAGTTTGCACCAGAGTTTGGCGTTGAGCCGTCGCCTCAAGTGCAGCGTATTGCCATGACCAGCAAGCGCAACTTGAAGCGCATCAACAACCCTGACGATGTGATGTCGATGCCGTACTCGCTGATTGCGACGCGGCAGCGGTTCAACATCTACGCCGGCAACTATTGATGAAAACGCCGATCTTAGGTTCCAGCTACGTCGCCCGCAGCGTCAATGCTGCGGACAACCGCATGGTCAACATGTACCCCGAGATCGTGCCCGAGGGCGGCAAAAGCGCCGCTTTTTTGACCCGATGCCCCGGCCTGCGCCTGTTGACTACTGCGGGCACCGGACCGATCCGGGGGTTGTGGCCGCTCAAAGAGTACCTGTACGCCGTCTC